GCTGCCGCTCCCGGATGACTGCGAGGAACTCAGGGGCGGAAGTGCACTTGAGGGCGAGAGACCAAGCGTCAGATTCGCCCTCTTCAGAGAAGGGGGGTGGAACGCCGCATTGATGAAACCACCCCGCCTGCTCGTGACCGGGCTTCCGAATGTAGCTGCGCGCCCGCTGTGTGTGCTGTTTCCCTCGGGCGACCGTTCGGACATTACAGTGTTTTCCCTCGTAGTCGAAGGCGAACATGGTTCCACGGAACCTCGAAGGGAAAGAGACATAGGCGTGGTAGTGGGGGGATCCGTCCTGGTGGAGCTCTCTTGCAACCTCGACGTACTCGGGTGTCGGAGTCTTGGCATAGATGCTTTCGGCGATGCGCTTAGAGGAGAATTGTACACCGTCCGCAGATGCGTATGTAAGGAGGAACCGTTGCGCGTCGAGGCCGGCTTCACGTGGCATTATGTACGAATTCGCGTGTGAGGGGAGTTAGAGCGGGTTATAACATTGTCCCGCTCAACTCACCAACTCCCCACACTTATATAGCAATAAGGGATGCGCCGCAGGCGCGCCCGCTGGAACGCCACACGAGAAGAAAAATATAAATACCTGCGCCACATCGCGATGCGCCGCAGTCACCGAACTTTACCGGTTCCCGAAAAAAAAGTACCGAAACCCAAACGATCGGTACCGAGTCCCCGGGTCATGGCATACCGAAGAACGAGTCGCCGGAATCGCCGCGCCCGGAAACCTAAAAACCTTAAAAAAAATGCGCGACGAAAGTCACTCATCAAGCTCATTAAGTCAGTATCCTACGCTACCCAGGAGACTAAACAGTACTTCACGTCATATGACCCACTGGGTTTCTTCTCGCCCGGATCCGCCGCCAATCTGTCGTACTGCCACCATCTCTGGTATGCTATCCCGAATGCTGGCAACACTTCGATCGTCACGAACAACAGTTTCATCGGCGAGCAAATCTACGTCAAAGGAGTGAAGCTCCGCCTGACTCCCAGTCCCGGCATGACCACCAACATGATGATGAGGGTCAGCATAATCTCTGTCTCGGATGCGGCTGTGTACCTATCCACTCCCGAGTTTGCCGTTACTCCACCCCAGTGGTATGCTCAGGATACGGGCAATATGGCCCTCGCGTACGCCCGCCGCAGGTTCAACATGAACAAGGTCAATGTGCTGATGTCCAAGCAAATATGGATGCGACCCCTGGGATCCGGTTACACCAAACCATGGCGTAATATCTATGTGAAGTTCAACAGGAGGTTCAAGCGCCGTGATGAGGAAACCACGGTCAACGAGACTTGGGGCTTGAATAAAGGAAAGGATTATTACGCTATCCTCGAGTACACGAACCTCAATGGTACAGCAATCGTTGGGAACATGGGAATGAACTACCAAGCGATGGTCTACTTTAAAGACGCGTAGTGCAAGCGCGACAGCGCGTTAGGGTTAGCCTTTGCCGTCCACGAAGTGGGCGGCCTGGACATGGTTTAACAACTTAGCAAAACAGCTGGGGGTCCCCTGCAAGGCCGGCAGGCCGGGCCGAAGGCCGGAAGGATTTTGTTAAAATAAAAAAAATATATTAAAGTTCATCGTCTTCCGTTAAATACATTCTGCGATCTACATGTACAACTACACTGTTGGCATCATACCAATCCATCTCAGAGGGAGACAAATAACTACCCCCCCGCTCATTAACCAAAGTTCGGTAAAAATTATCCTCGTTACAGAGAAAAATCAATGGCTTCCCCCACTTATAACTCTTTCTACGCATGTACTTCCCATCTAATACGATCTCCTTCTGTGCCCCCCATAGCCCCTTCCGCGACCCGCCGATGTGTTTGAACGAGACATCGTCGAGGAGAAGATATTCCGCCTCGCTGTCCCACGCCGATAAGTTCCAGAGCCCGTCCATGTAGATGTGGCGGCCGATCGAGCGCGCAAACTCGGTCTTGCCGATGCGCGACGGGCCGCAAAGTACGAGGGTCTTCGGTCGGTCTGGTCGAGGCTATTCCCAGAGGAAGTCAGTGTCCTAATTCGCAAACTAAATTAAAAAAGCGCGGCGCGGTAACGCGGCGTAAGACATACCGTTCCAAACACCTCAGTAATCCAGTCGTTAACCTCCGCTGGAACGACAAAGGACTCACAGTCGTAGGGGGATTCGTATTCGTTTGGCGCGTTGAAATGGAATTGCGCAAAGGCGACGAGATCATGGTAACGTAAGATGTACTCCCTTGGCTGCCGCTCCCGGATGACTGCGAGGAACTCAGGGGCGGAAGTGCACTTGAGGGCGAGAGACCAAGCGTCAGATTCGCCCTCTTCAGAGAAGGGGGGTGGAACGCCGCATTGATGAAACCA